CGACGGTCACACCCTACTCTGGGGATCGCTTTCGCGAGTTTAGAGTAGGGTCCAAGCTTGTTAGGGCTTGGAAATCCTAGTAGTAATGACAATATGTGTTACATATTAGGGTACATACGTTTTATCTGGCGGAATTCCTCCAGTTTTTCGTATATGCGCTTACTGATATTGGCAGACGCCATGGGCAGAACATCCTTGTTTCTCACAAGGAAGGCCTGATCGGAAGTGGGTATTGTCAGAGCTCTCATGAGCAATGGTCAATCACCACCCCGAAAAGTGTCTATCTCCCAAGCTGTCCTATTTAATTTCAGATACATTTCCTCTATGCCACCATACACATTTAATGGTGGGACATAGTAGGGCCAGGTCCCATTCTCCATAAAAGGAGTTCTGGGGTCTGTCATGAAGGTCACCATCGTTTCAGCCATTAGACCTAAAGGCTTACCATTACGGTTTGACTTAGGGTCATTGGCCTCAACGAAGGCCTCCATGCATGCTCTCTGAAATATATAGTTGGCCTGATCATCGGTTAGTTTGTATTCGAAATCTCGAGACTCCTTGAGCTGCACTAGCATATTTAAGGCTAGTGTGCCTTGGAGATCCCCCCTCATTACTGAGGTGACGATCTCACATACAGCTGTCTTGGCCTCGATTCTCCGGCGAAAACGCCCGGGTTTCTTGGTCAAGGTAGCCCAACCAGATATGACACTAACAATTCCTTTAGTTGATCTTCAACCTTTGGTCGAGATTGTCTGCAAGAAGTTAACCGCGAGGTTATACCTATTACAGACTTCTCTCCAACCACCCACGGGGAATGGTGATATCTCTTCTCCTTTATGAATTCATCGTTTTGCGAATTCAAAGGTGTGGTCGGAAGTGTGTGTTTTATTCACGCTTACTTCCACATCCAGATCCGATAATATTTTCCTATACTCGTAGGCTATATCTTTATCAGCGATGACAATGTCATCACCGAGTAAGACATAATTGGCCGATTTTCAATTAAGTCCTAGTCGTTTACACGCTAGAAACACCACAAAATGGTGCGCTAGGGTGAAGGAAGCCCATGAGGAATAAAATCCCATAGGATTCCCGACCTGGTACTTAATACTATCGGTTTTGTTATTTCCCTTTTCGAAAGGATAATCAACCATGATAGCCTTTCATGCATCTATCTGGGACTCATCGAAATGAGCCTTCAATAGATTCACTATGGCAATCATGGGGAACCGGTCTGTAGCATTGGATAAATCCATACTATAGAACGGACCCTTGTTGATATCCAATTTACTAAGGAAACTAGATTGATCGAATGTGCAATCCTGTTTAATCCTCCGTAACACACCGAAGAGGTGTGTATGGAAGGGTTTAAGTACAGTTTGACTCATGTAATCACCAATGGCGATAACACGTGTCTTACCTTCCTTATCAGGAATGGCAACGATCTTTCTAAAAGTGCCAGATCTTTTACTGGGAAACAGCTTATCCCAAAATCTTGGATAATCTGGATTCAGTAGATGATCCACTCTCTCGATGAACTCAGGACCTGCAAAGGACCTGAGGTGATTCAGGAGAGTGGAGGGTAGACTCTTTAAATCAGCCCACCAACACCAAAGACCGTGTCCGTTAGGACCCATGTTTGTGGTGAGGTGGAACTGCCTAAAATGCAGTCTTTCCTTTGGGCATCGTTTCCGAAGGCCGAGGGACCGTCAGAAACCGTGAGAATGAGTTTTCATCTCCTGCAAGATATTAGCCAACTTCTCTGAGCGGTTGGGGGCGGAAATGCTCTCATAGTCCGGAGATACTTCGAGTTCTAGGGCCCTGGTGCTGTAAAGCACAGTAAGGAGCCAGCGTTTTTCAACGGTGGAACCTTGTCGTGCAATACGCAACAGTTCGGATCCGAGGCGTTTAGGAAGCCAATCCTTTGTAAGTTGTACCAAGGGGTCCAGAGTAGTCAGTGGTTGTCCACTGAGGTACCTGGTTACATATAATCGAGAAGCTTTCGCTGTCTTGATCATAGTGGCCAGGCCCCGGTCGTTACCGACCCTACAAAGGAACTCTAGGTACTGCTTACCCTTACTACTTAGGTTTTGTTCGAAACCAAAGTTCTCTTTTAACAGAGATCCGCAGTTAAGAACCAGACTAAGGTAGGAAGAGAGTTTCCTCTCTACCTTCCTCATCTTAAACTCCCTTTTCGGGAGCCGGGTCTTTTGACCGGTAGGTGAGATTGGTTTGTGAGGTACTCTTTTCATATTTAGCTGTGTTTGACTACAGTTAGATATTAGGGTTGGGTGTCAAGCCAAGCCAGATCTTGAAGATCTTATCTAAGGGACCCTAGTCCAAATGTGTGGAA